GTCATCCAGAGTGCGTGACGCATCAGTTGTACATAGGCGGGAAGGGCAACTTCCGCTATACCGTTGACCCTGAGTACAAGGCTATAAGGAGTCCCCTAGATAAACCTGTGCACATTGAAGCCATGAAAGACTACATGGTCAAGAAGTACAAAGCCATACGCTGTCACGGGGAAGAAGCCGATGACACAGTGAGTTACTTGTGCCTAGAGAACCCTGAGAACAACTGCATAGTCTCTATCGACAAGGATCTAAGGAACACACCGGGCTGGCACCTTAACCCAGATACCGGAGTCATGAACAACGTGTCCGTGGCCGATGCTGATCTTAACTTCTACAGGCAGTTGCTTATGGGTGATGCGACGGATGGGATCACAGGCATAGCGGGCTACGGGAAGGTAACAGCGGCTAAGGCGTTACCCTTGGCCCTGAGTGTACAGGAGATGTGTACAGTGGTCTGGTCGCACTATACAGACAAGGGCTACGATGATGTGTACTTTATCCAGCAAGCAAGGCTCTTGTGGATGCTGAGAGAAAAGGGTGTCATGTGGCAACCTCCGATTGATCTTAAGGAGACTGTGGATGAAGGCTAAGCCTAGAGACGGATACAGATCAGAACTAGAAGCTAAGTTCGCTAAGGCTACAGCGAAGACTAAAGATTTTGACTACGAGCCTTACGACCTCCCTTACATGACTTACAGGCACTATCGACCTGACTTCGTGGACAAGAGAACAGGAATAATGATCGAGTGCAAGGGGTTCTTTCGAGAGGGGGACGTAATGAAGTACAAGGCTATTCGAGACACAGGAGGGAAAGAGCTTGTGTTTTTATTGAGTAGTGAGTACACAAAGGTTCGTAAGGGTGCTAAAATGAATATGGGCCAATGGTGTGACAAAGAAGGACTCCCTTGGTTCACACTACAGACTATGACAGAATTGCTGGAGTATCTAAAGGGAAGACCGGATCATGAGTAGGACTTATGACGAACTAAAGGAAAGGATATTGGATGAGTACGACCCAGACTTATTGTGTGAGGTGTTGGAGTTGACTTCAGCGGATATACTGGACAGGTTTGAGGATAGGGTTATGATGCACATTGAACACTTCGAGGAGTTAAGCTGATGAGTGAAGACAAGACAGGGAGTAGACTGAACGATGCATACTCAAGCGCATGGGACGCCATGAACAGACCCAGAGAATGGGACATTGTACCCAAGAAACACAGCGGAACACCAGCACAACAGACATTCCACCCTGTAGACAGGCCAGCACACTACAACAACGGTAAACTAGAGTGCATCGATGGCATAGAGGCTATGCTGACTAAAGAAGAGTTCATAGGATACTTACGCGGCAATAGCTTAAAGTACCGATGGAGGTATCCATATAAGAACGGTGCAGAAGACCTGAAGAAAGCTGAATGGTACGAGAGTCGCTTGTTGGCCTTAATCGAAGCACAGCAGGGAGGGAAGCGTTGATGGAAGTCATTAAGGGAGACTTTGGTAAACAGAAAACCCAAGAAGACAAAGGGCCTTCTGTTCAGGATGTCATCAATCGCTTCGAGAAAGAAGAAGGCTTAGCTAAGTACGATGAGTGCATCCTGATCTGTAAAGCCTTTGATTCAGAGAGGTTGATGTTCTCCACGAACATGGAGGAATCTGCGTTCATCTTTTTACTGGAGCAAGTGAAGTTGGCTGTCTTGACGGGAGAGGTTGATGAATATGAATGATGAACAAGTTGGACAAGCAATGCATGAGGCCATAAGATCACTGTCGGAAGAGTACGACTACGGCCCCTATCCAGCAACAGTCGAGAAAGACATAGCTGCTATGAACAGAGTGTACATTTACTTCACAGGACGAGGATTAGGAAATGAATGAACAGCGCAACTTAGACCAAGGTCTCCCTTGTTTCTATGATAGAGGAAGCAGGGCGAAGGGTGTCCCTTACTTCAAGGCACCTAAGACCGTTGGCTCGTCTAATACAACGGGAACGGTAGGCGTAAGCTACACAACATCTACGGAGATGTGGAGAGCAGACATCACAATCTCTAAGATACCTATGTACTTAGGCTCTTTCGTAACGAAGGGAGAGGCTGAGTTAGCTAGACTCGTGGCAGATAGGGTTAAGGTGTTCTTGGGGTCATGTTAGAAAGAAGTTAGACTTCCGTTTAACACGAGGCCCCTGACTGGGGCCTTTTGCTATCTGGGCTTTAATGAAGTTGTGAAGCCTTCAGAACCTTATACAGATTAGGGTTCTGGGTCTGTAGCAACTCAAGTTTTCCTATTCGAGCAAGAGCAGCCCAAGTATCTCGTTTAGTTCGAGGACTACTTTTAGCAACTAGAGAGGCTTCTTTCGGGGAGAATAGGAGACCCTGTTGCTGAGTAGCCGCCGCCGAAGCCCCACCTACCATGCCCAGCCCTACACCTTCTCTGGCTAAAGGTTCTGTGATCTTGTTTACAGAGGCTGCTACATTCCGCATACTGTCCTGCCAACCTGTTTGTCCTGCAAGCATTCGCTGGAAACTCTCGCGCCCTGTCAAGAAGCCCATAATAGCGCCTCTGCCTAGAGTAGGCATGAGACCGTCTCCTGTCAGCTTAATCGCAGAAGCAGGGAGAACTAAGTCTCCTGCGGCTCCTAGCACACCTGTAGCGAACATCTGCTCAAAGGTACTGATAGCCTCGTTAGGTATAGCATCATGGAACCACTTAAGCTCACTCATCATGCTGTGTATTTCACTAGAGAGCGTAGACTTATTTTGAACCATCTGCGCCTTTACTGTAGCTATCCGCTGTTCTGCTTCCTTGATATTGAACAGCGTCTTAGCCTTCCCTTCATATTCTTTTTTAATGGCGGCGACAGAGGCGAGTTCTTGTTTCTTTAAGTTAAGCATCTCAGCAGACTTAGCTTTAATAGCTTCTGTTTTACCTGCTTTGAACTTCTTACCTAGAGCTACTGCCTGCTTATTAGCCAAGCCCATAATGTTGTCGGTATTGGCTTTAGTCACAACAGCAACCCTGTGTGCTTCGGCTTGTAGTCTTCCTTCCCCGCGAGTAGCAAATCTCTTCCCTGTGGCCTTTACAGCATCTATCCAATCTTCAGCAGTGAAGGCTCCGGGGATAGGAGAGGCAGCCTTAGTCGCCCTGAACACAGATTCTTGCGTGTTCTGAAAGACACTCCATGCTTCCTTATCCTCAGCAAACTCTTTAATAGCCTTCGTATTTCCACCTGCTTTTAGCTGGGATTCAATCATATCATCAAAGTATGTTTGTACTTTGCTTGTGGCTGCTCGTAAGGCACCCTTGTTCTCCGAAACATTGCTTAAGAACGACCCTAGCTTACTACGCATATTGACTAAAGATTCACCTTTCATTACGTTAGAGGCTGTTGCAGATATCTCCCCTTTCGCATTAATAGAGATGATGGGGTCAGGCAGCTCACGCTTAAGCGACTCAGAGACAAATTCTTTTATCTTGCTCATTGGCCCTGTGCCGCCCAAGAGCGCAATGGCTTCAAAGTCATCATCCAGTATCTTAATCAAGTCTTTCTCTATCTGAACAGGATTTACTTTAAAAGATACCTGCTTTGCTCCAGAAAAACCGAAAGTCTTCCAGAGATTATCAAGATAAGCCACTCGCTGTTGTGGGGCCATACTTAATAAAATATCTCTCTCTGCCTGTGTCGTGGAGGCTGCTGTTGACTTTGCGAAGGCCATATTCATAAAGTTAGTCTGGAGTGCATTAGCGACTGCATCTACTTCTTTTGCTGCATGGTATTCCACGGCAGCTTTAGACGAAGCCACTGCGTCCTCAAGATACTTTATTTTATCTGCATAGTCTTCTGTAAGCGAGGAACGAGCTATTATACCATCCTCTTTGAGGTCTGCCTTTAACTCATCTCTAAGCTCTTTGGCGAGGCTATTTCCAGTACCTTGTTTATCTGCGGCTGCTTGTTTAATGGTAGCGAGGGTCTTCCTTGCTTTATCAGCCAGAGCCTTTCCTTGTGCAGCAGAGGCAAAGGGGACACTAACACGACCTCCTACATTCATGGCTTGTTGTTCTAAGAGTGTACGCCCACCAAAGGATTTGGCGATTAGGGACTTATATATGTTGGCTATAACAGCCCCACCGCCTTCAAGATTCTCAGTGAACATAAGACTAACGAAGTCTTTCCCTTCTCCCAGTTGTTGAGCAACCCTAGTACGGGAAAATGCTGTGTAAGCTTTACCTACGCCTGCACCCACGACAGGAAAGGCCCCTCCTATGGCGGCACTAGTTACCGCAGCTTTATCCTTTTCCTCTTGTGTCCCTGCGATACCGAGGCCAGCGATGGCCCCACCAACGACACCAACACCGACAGCGGGAGCCAGAGGGTTGATCTTAGTTGCTGCATTAAAGGCGAGAGGGCCTAGTCCAGAGAACTGTTGTGCTAGGTTATGCTGGGCACGAAGAGCGTCTGTACCCCCTTTAGCTAGGAAGCCTTGAGTTGCAGAAGTCGCCTTCCTTGCAATCTCAGCCTTGTATATGTTAGCTGACGTATTCATCAGCTTACCTGCCTTAAGCCACGCAGGGGACAGGAAAGACCCTGCAATGTTGGAAGAGATGGATGCAACAGGATGTTCTTCCATGAAGGCAGCATCCTTAGCTTCCAGACTAGAGAGCATCTCCTCTCGGATTTCAGATAATGTCTTACCTTCAGCGACATCAGGAGCAAAGAGCTTAATAAATGAAGCCCCGACTGAGGCCCCTATCTCACTTCCCCAGTTTAATAGCAGTCCGTCTAAGAAAGCCCTGCCCAACGCCTCGTAGTCTCCTCTGCTGTATTCACCGGAGTCTATCCTCTCTGCATCTTTATGGAGAGCAGCCTCCGTCGCGTCTACACCTCTCTGATCAGGGGACACAGCCTCTTCGTAGAACGTATTCTTACGCGAAACTAAACCCGTAGCCGCACTAAAGAAAGGGCTGCTCTCATCTATTTCCTTCCCTGTAAAGAGGCTCTTTGCCATGTCTTAGTACCCGTTCTGTGTGTAAATGGAAGGAATTATGCCAAAGCTATCCTCGAAGTCTTGTAAGTATTTATCTTGGGCTTCCGTTGTTGGGGCATTATCCATAAATTGCTGTAGTTTTGAGGCTGCAAGAAAAAACGCAATTTCTTTCTGAAGAAACCCTGCGGAAGTTACAGGCCCCTTATTTGCTTCTTCCTCTTTTTGAATGTGTCTATCAAACAGCAAAGAGCGATCAAGAATCAAAGATTCTAGCCGTTCGCGTGCTTGCATATATTCTTTAAGCTGATCCATCGTAACGTTATCTGGGTTGGGAAAGCCTGCTTGTATTAGTTCTATGTCTTTGTCGGAAGCAACCCCCTTTGGAAGCCCTTGTACAAGAGCATTATTAATCGCTTCGTTGGCGTAAATACGGATCCACGTTTCTTGGTCGCCTAAGCCTAGAGCATTCTTAGTTGCTGTTTCTGCCTTTGCCCAGAGACCGGCCCCTGACCATTCGGGGGACTTTTCTAGTATATCTATCCTATTAAGAACATTACGGGCTTCTGCCATACCCGCGCTTGCCTTAGTCCCTCGTTGATTAGACTCTTCCAGAGCTTTAGCCGTCGGGGCGCCCATCTTAGTGTCACCCCGAAAAAGTTTCTCGAAGGACTTAAGATCGGGGTATAGGCCAGAGAGAATGCCGTCTATAATGGAATCCTGTACATCACCGGGAGGAAACTTAGCACGGGCTATATTGATTAATGATTGCTTTTGTGCTACTGTTGTACCCCCTGCACCATTTTCTTCAGACTTCTCATCGACAACTGATTTAACTTCTCCTGTAAGTCTGTTGTACAACTTCTTACCGACAGAAGACCACTGATCTATCTCATTCTGGGACACGTAGGCATAAGCAACTTTTAATGCTTCTGGATCACCTTGCTGGATAGCGGGCACAAGCTCAGGCAAGACACTCTTCACTAAATC